AAATGCGGTTTCTGACCTGTTCGCCTCCGGTATGGTGTGGGCACCCAACACAAGTTGGGCAGAAGCTGTGATTGATGAGGTCGCGGCATTCCCCGCAGGGGAGCATGACGACTACGTGGACTCCGTGTCACTGGCACTGATGAGATATAGAAAAGGCGGGTTTGTTAGGTTGCCTTCAGACGAAGCGGATGAAGTGCAATACTTTAAACAACGTAAGGGCGGGTACTACTGATGGCAGAATTAGAACTTGGCATTGTCAATCCTGATATGGTGACAATGGACGACGGTAGCGTTGAGATTACTCTGGTACCCGAAGAAGGTATGGAAGAGACAATAGGTGCGCCGTTCGATGCGAACCTGGCAGAATATCTGGATGAAGGCACCTTGACAGAGCTGTCGTCAGAGCTTATAGGTTATGTTGAGGCCGACACATCCAGCAGAAAAGAATGGGCAGACTCGTTTGTAAAGGGGTTGGATGTGCTCGGCTTCAAATACGAAGAACGAGTAGAACCCTGGGAAGACGCCTGTGGTGTGTACTCCAACGTCCTAGCTGAAGCCGCTATCCGCTTCCAAGCCGAAGCGATGAGTGAAACTTTCCCCGCCGCTGGCCCTGTCAAGACCAAGATATTAGGAGAAGTAACCAAAGAGAAAGAAGACGCCGCCCTTCGTGTCAAGACAGATATGAACTATGAGTTAACGGATGTCATGGTTGAATATCGTCCAGAACACGAACGGTTACTTTACTCTCTTGGTCTTGCAGGGTCTGCGTTTAAAAAGGTTTATTTCGACCCCAATCTTGGCAGACAGGTTGCTATCTATATTCCCGCCGAGGACATGATTGTCCCGTATGGCGCGTCAAACATAGAAACAGCCGAGCGCGTTACTCACGTAATGCGTAAAACAAAGAACGAACTCGTCAAACTACAGGCCGCTGGTTTTTATCGAGAAGAAGAACTAGGCGATCCTGTCTCCTATCACACCGATATAGAAGAGAAAAAAGCAGAGGAAGGGGGGTACACCCTCAACGCTGACGACCGTTATACGATCTTAGAAGTCCACGCAGACCTCATTATTGACGAAGTTGACCAGGAAGAAGGTTTACAGATAGCAAAACCCTATGTTGTTACTCTTGAGCAGGGCACCGGGTCTGTACTAGCCATTCGACGTAACTGGAACCCTGATGATCCTTTGACGCTCAAGCGTCAACATTTTGTCCATTACTCTTATGTACCGGGTTTTGGCTTCTATGGCCTTGGTTTAATTCATATTATTGGTGGGTACGCCAGAGCTGGAACCTCCCTGATCCGTCAATTAGTTGACGCTGGTACCCTTTCAAACCTACCAGGGGGCTTGAAGTCCCGTGGTTTACGGGTCAAAGGAGACGATACCCCCATCGGCCCCGGCGAGTTCCGCGATGTGGATGTGCCGTCTGGCTCTATACGCGACAATATAATGACGCTCCCGTATACGGAACCCAGCCAAACGCTCCTTGCATTACTCAAACAGATAACTGAAGAAGGCCGCCGTTTAGGGGCTATCAGTGATATGAACATCTCTGACATGAGCGCCAACGCGCCTGTCGGTACCACACTCGCTCTACTGGAGCGAACTCTCAAGCCTATGGCTGCGGTACAAGCCCGTGTCCATTACGCCATGAAGCAGGAGTTCAAACTACTGCGAGCCATCATTGCCGAGTATGCGCCAGAAGAGTACATGTACACGCCTGATCGGGGGGAGCCTCGTGCCCGCCGTATGGACTACGACATGGTGGAAGTGATCCCTGTCAGCGACCCCAACAGCAGCACGATGGCACAAAGGGTTGTGCAATATCAGGCAGTCTTACAAATGGCACAGAGCGCACCTCAGATATATGACTTGCCCCAGTTACACCGGCAGATGATCGAGGTTCTCGGTATCAAGAACGCAGATAAGCTTGTACCTACTAAAGAAGATATTAAGCCTTCTGACCCAGTTAGCGAGAACATGGCCGCGCTTATCGGCAAACCCATGCAGGCGTTCATCTACCAAGATCACGATGCACATATTGCTACGCACCAAGCCTTCTTGCAAGACCCGCAGATTGCGGCGTTTATTGGGCAAAGCCCCGCCGCACAACAGGTGGTGGCTGCCCTTCAGGCGCATATTGCAGAGCACATAGGCTTTAGTTACAGGCAGCAGATGGAAGCGAAACTGGGGGCACAACTGCCACCCCCTGGCGAAGAAATGCCAGAAGAGATCGAAAAGCTCCTCTCTCAGAGTATGGCAAAAGCTGGGGTTCAGGTTGCCCAGCAGAAGCAACAACAGGCCGCACAGGCTGCTGCACAGCAACAAGCGCAAGACCCCATGTTCCAGTTACAACAGCAAGAAATGCAGATCAAAGCTGCCGAACAGCAGAGAAAAGCGCAGAAAGATCAAGCAGATGCTGCACTTGATGCCGCGAAGCTCAAACTTGATAAAGAAAAAGCAGACAATACCGCCACTATTGAGGCTGCACGTATTGCTGCTCAGACAGATCAAGCCAATGCAAGACAGGACTTGGATGAGGCCAAAGCCATACTCGACCTCGCCAAAGCCCAACAAATGCCCCCAAGAGGACAATAATATATGGCACAAACCGTCTTTGACGTGCTTGATAAAAAACTTGCTGAACTACAGCAAAGCCAAGAAGAATTTCTTGCCGGGGGAGGAGCTACTGACTTCGCCCAATACAAGGAATCGTGTGGGGTGATCCGGGGTCTAGCCGCCGCACGCAGAGAAATAGAAGACCTTGCGCGTAACTATATGGAAAACTCAGATGACTGAAGCAGTTTTAACCCCGCTTGAAGAAAAGCGGCGCAGGAAGATAGAGGAGAAAGAGAAAGCGGAAGTGGTGTTGGAGGAGCAAATCCCCAAACCCGTTGGATACCGCGTTCTTATTGCTCTACCTACGATAGAAGACACATTTGAGGGAGGCATCGCAAAAGCCGCCGAAACCATGCGGGAAGAGTACATCCTGTCTATGGTGGGGCTGGTGGTTGATATGGGTGACCAAGCCTATAAAGACAAAGAGCGATTTCCCGAAGGCCCGTGGTGCAAACAGGGCGACTACGTGATGTTCCGTGCCAATACAGGCACGCGGTTTAAAGTCGGCAAGAATGAGTATCGTTTGATGAACGATGACTCTATCGAAGCTGTGGTTGAAGATACGAGTAAATTAACTCGCGCTTGAGGATTAAATTATGGCAATGCAAGAAGTAGAGTATGAGTTCCCCGATCCCGATAAGGAAGAAAATCTCCAAGAAGTGGAGGTAAAAGTCCCTGAAGAAGTGCCGGAAAAGCCTGAAATAGAGGGGGCTGTAGGCCGTGAAACTATTGAAAAACCTTCAGAAAAGAAAGCCGAAGCGGCTACTGATGAGTTTGAAATAGAGATTGAGGACGACACCCCTCCTGCTGATAGGGGTAAAAAAGCTTTACCTCCCAATGACTTACAAGAAGAAGAGCTTTCCGAATACAGTAAGAAAGTGCAAGAGCGCATGAAAACTTTGTCTCGCACGTACCACGATGAACGTCGGGCAAAAGAAACAATTATGCGTGAACGTGAAGCTTTAGAACAGTACGCTAAACAATTAGTTCAAGAAAATGAACAACTTAAAAGCCAGTCTAACCATAGTCATAATGCTTTAATCGAATCTGCAAAAAAGCAGGTTGAGTCTGAACTGGCTTTTGCCACTCAACAGTATAAGAAGGCGTATGAATCTGGAGATACGGAATTAATAGTTGCAGCGCAACAAGCATTGAACACTGCCCAGATACGAGCAGACAAAGTTAGTGCGCTAAAACCAAAAACTATTGAACAAAGTAAAGAGGCTTTACAACCTCAAAAAAATAATGTTCAATCTCAAGCACCTATACCTAGAGAAGCTAGCGTTCGTGACGAAAAAGCTGATGCCTGGAGGGCGAATAACCCTTGGTTCGGCGATAACGATGAAATGACCGCTTGGGCTTTAGGTATGCACAAAATGTTAGAGAGGAGTGGTTATGATCTCCAATCTGACGAATACTACGAGAAAATTAATTCTCGCGCTCGACAACTTTTTCCTGAAGCATTTGCCGAGGAAATAAACGCGGAACCGGAAGCGGCACCGCAGCAGAAACCTAGTAACGTAGTTGCACCAGCTACGCGTAGTACCTCACCTCATAAGGTGAAATTAACCAAGTCGGAACTTGCTATGGCAAGCCGACTAAACGTACCTCCACACAGGTATGCAGAGCACGCTTTAAAATTAGCGAGGAAACAAAATGGCTGATAATAAATTACGTATGCCGCGTGATGCAGAAACCAGAGAAGCTACTACCCGTAAGAAAGCTTGGGTGAGGCCAGAAGTATTACCTAGCCCTACGCCAGAAGACGGTTACGCCTATCGATGGATTCGCATAAGTACGCGAGGTGTTTCTGACGCCACTAACGTTTCTTCCAAACTACGTGAAGGCTGGGAGCCGGTAAGAGCGGATGTTCATCCTGAGATATTTTCTGATTCTGTTATTGATGACAGGTTCAAAGATAATATCGTTATTGGTGGATTGATGCTCTGTAAAGCCCCAGAAGAAATGGTCGCAGAACGCAACGACTATTATAAGCAGCAAACCGCTGCTCAGATGCAGTCTGTTGACCACAACTTAATGCGAGAAAGCGACCCTCGTATGCCTATATTTAATGATAGGAAATCGACGGTTACTTTTGGCAAAGGTTAACTAGGAGTCTAACATGGCATCTTCTGCTGCCCCATACGGCTTTAAGCCGTTAAATCTGATCGGAGGACAGCCTTACGCTGGTTCTACCCGTCAGATTAAGATCGCTTCTGGTTATGGCACCAACATTTTCAATGG